ACGTTGTTGGGCACAGTGTATCCGGCACGTTTAAACAACATATCGCTTGCTATCATAGCCGCGCGCGTTAGCCAGTCTTCTCTATTAATTGTCATACTCATCTAATGTCCTTTGTATCTGATACGTTTAGGTTGTAGCCGTATGAGCCACGACATATCACTTTTAATTTCTTTTTCATAATGATACATCCACTCTGTTATAACTTTCCTCGAGAGCATCATGTGCTAGCTGCAATGCTACTGCATTATTGGCGTGGAGAGTTGCTGCCGAGGGAGAACTGAATCCCACACAGACTAACTCGCTGCTCCATTCAACAGTCTCTTTCTTCTCCGCCTCAATCATATTGATGAGAATCTTTAACACTTTGCGCCTTGATTTTGTTTCTTCAGTTTCCATTTAGCATCTCTCTTTGTTTGCTGCGTTTGATTCGATAAAGGTAATCTACGTCGAACGTAATGCTATGGCAAGTTTTATTATAACTTTTATTCGATTTATTATTGTCTATGGTGAGAAGTTTACCTAGGGAGCGGGCGCGCGAATACCATTAAAGGTTTTGCTATGTATAGGTCAAGTGCGCAATTTCATTATGCAACAGGCTTGCAATGTGGAATGTCAAGGCGGGGCGCTGTTACTGCACATGAGGGTTGTTGCAAGTGACTTGCATAAAGGGGAGATCAAGGGGTGTTGCGGCGTTCCTGTTTTGCTAAGGGTTGATGCGGTGAGGCGGGAGATGGCGGATATGGCGGATATGGTAGGTTCGTATATTACAGGTGAGCGTCCACCGACTACCTCCCTCTCCCCCACGACCATACGCAGTAGGAACGGTGCGGTATGACACGATGCACATGACTCAATGCTTAAGCGGACGCGCTGCCTAATCTAGCTTATGTATAACTGCGGAGATTATAGGTGCGGAGATTATACAACGCGGGGGATTGTACGATACCGAGGTGCACTTGCTTCACGCAGTCCGCAATGTGACAGGCTGGAAACGGAGGGGGGGGCTGGGGGTCTAGATACTATATGCCCAATGTAATGTCCGCCACACACCCACCCCAAAAAATCCCTCCGATCTGCCAACCCTTCCCGAGAATCCTCCCCGAAAAAAACTACTAGCAAAACCTAGACACCTCCCCTCCATTTGCGGTATTCTGCAGCTATCAATGGGGTCGGAAGCTCAACGGTAGAGCAGCTTGCTGGAGTCTTTAGTCAGTAAAATCGACAGGATTCGTTGCGGGAAGGTTGCAGGTTCAAGTCCTGTCCGTCCCTTCCATTTCCCTATCGCATTTTAGTAAAACCTCATGTACGCTGTTACTATGGAATGCGATCACTGCGGCTGCGAGCTGGATGAAATTGATTATTACGAGAACGACGGCCTCTGCGACGACTGCCTAGATTGTGAAACGAAGCGGCATATGGGTATGCACATAGTCAGGAACTATAGGTTTATAGATGGAGAATTGATCCTATCGATAGACGAAGACTGTGTTAATATATTGTATGACGAAACTCTATCTTGTTACAGAAAACCACGAACAGCCTGAACCCCTTGACGACCACGAGATAAATCTAAACAGAATAGATTCCACGATAGAGACGATGTCGTGCTACGAGGATATGGAAGATCCTTATTATTTCCTACTTGCCTCCGCGATGCTCGACATAATAAAGGCCAAGCATTTATATCTTGCGTGGGTAGAAGAGCAATACTAGAATGAATTGTAGCCTTCATCAGCTCATCCTTTCACTCTTATGTCGTCAGACCGCAAATCTGGCGGCATTTTATTTTTATCGTAAAACCCCATAATCATTGAGATATCGAAAATAAATCGCCAAAAGTAATGCGCTCGGTATTGACACGCTATTTTTAGACGGTTTACTATAAAGGAAGAAGAGGGGGGGGGAACATGGTTCCCGCGAACAATCCCGCCGAGAGACAGCAGCAAACAGAAGCCGCCGCCGCCGCCCTTCAGTGGGAGGTTTCCCTAAGCCCTCGCCGACGTGGATTTGCTTTCGGGATTTGCTTAGACCGCTGCGCCTTCTTCTCACTTGTTTCCGCTTACCTCCTCTGCTATTATAAAATCAATTAACTTTAAGGAGAATGGTTTGGCTATATTTGATGATGACACTATTGCGAGTCTTGGATTAGGGCTTCTTGGCCCGGTTGGAGACGTGTTAGAATCGCAAAGCGCAGGGGAAAGCGAGGAAATTAGCAAGCTTATTCAGACTGGTGCTGGCGGATTAATTTTAACTGCGACTGGCGGGATTGCCCCATCTAAAGTATCTGACGGAATGAGAAAAGCTCTCGGCGCTATCTTTACTATGAGCGAGAATGGGCCAGTAGATGAGCGTGAGTTCAGAGGCATAGTTCGCTCGTTAGGTATAAGAAAAGACGAGTTGATTCCTTTGCGTAAGTTCTTAACTGAAATTAACGGCATGGAAGATTCTCTGCGCAATAAAGCAATAAGACAGATTCCTCGTATTGCTAAACTGCCACCGCTTCCCATTAAAGAAGTGATGAACCTAATTAAGTCTGGCGGTACGGATGTTTTAGATATCCCAAAGATAAACGCTGGAAAAGTTGCTAATGTTACTAAGGAAGCATTACGCGGATCAGTTGACGGTGCAGGGACAAGCAAGCTAGGTGGAGTAGAGGAAGCTGGCGAGAAGATTGGTAAAGAAATCCTCGAGGAGACTGCAGAAGAAGGCGGTGGATTTTTCTCTAGAATGCTAGGTGCAGTTAAGGGTGGCGGTAAAAAAGGAGCGATGATTCTTGGCGGACTAGCACTTCTTAACCAGATGTTTGGCGGAGATGACGAAAAGGAAGAAGAGGTTCCGATCGTAGAAGAAAAGGTAGACCCAGTGCTTGATGCATTAAAAAATACAAAGAAAGCAGCGGGGCCAAAGAGAGGCTCAAGGGGTAGCAGCAGAACAGAACGCGCCCTCAGAGAGTTAGAAAAAATATCAAAGGATCTTAGGTAATGTCAAAATTCACAGAGATGGCAAAAGTAGTTAACGATAAAAACATGAGTGATATCAATAACCAGATTACTCAAATCCAAGCTGACAAGGAAATGCTTACGCAAGGAATTGATCAGAAGCTTGGTGAGCTAAAGATGGCTCAGGCACAACAAAAGAAAGTTCGTGCAGATATCGCGACCGAAAGTAAGTCAGAGCAACTCAATAAGGATATCCTTAAGGCCATGATTGATGGGCAACAGCAGGGGCCAATGGCAATTGGAGGCAACGTAGTAGATGGATTTGCCCCTCAACAACAGCAGGTCGCTTCTGACGCGGTGGGACTACCTGTTATTGACCAAGTATAGTTGCGTAGATTCTCCTTTATGCTAGTATGAGTAATGGATGAGGAAAAGAATTTATCCGTCTACAGTGACAGGGTAAAGGAAGCTATAGAGGTAATTCCGCAAGAATTATACTTGTTATCAGAGAATCAGCTTATCGGTAGAGTAAAGCCTACCCTTAAGATGTACGAGATCAAACGGAAGTTCTGGGAAGAGCTTCTTGTGGCTCAAGAACGTGGTAAGCGAATGCGCAACTGGCGCGTATACGATAACTGTTGTTCAAAAGAATACTTCTATAGAGACATAATTAGCAACCCCGCGAAGATGGCGTGGATCACAAGCCCCCTAGATTCATACGAAGACAAGTCAAAAGCAGCCTTGGATATGGTTACTCAGCGTTATGAGGATCTTATTTCGATGGATATCAATACTACCAAGAAAAGAAAAGTTGACGGAGAGTGGGAAGAATATCAAGAGGTCTGCCCCAAAAAAGCTCTAGTCCTACTTCAGGTAATTAAGAATCTAGAAGATCGTATTAAAGGTACAGCAGTACAAAGACAAATTAATATTAATACTAATGAGCCTTCTAAGAAAACCAAGGGCGAGCTAGATATGGATGCGGTCAATAGCAGACTTATTGAACTAGAGGAGCAGCTTAATGAGACAAATGGGCAAGAAGGAATTCGCGGAGAAGATGTTGGAGACAGTGAAGGAGAGGATCTTGAGTCTGGAGAGTACAAGACCTTTGATGCTGAGTTCAAGAAAGAGTAGAGAAATAGAAGACCTGATAACTGTAAACGTGTACTGGAAATCTAAGTGTGAAGAAGTAATTGAAACGCTCTCTAATAAGAGACGAAGGATCAGAGTATGTCATTAAAAGCAAAGTCGTTTATCGCAAGAACAAGCTACCCAGAAGAGTTTGACAGGAATTATAACAAGTTCGCTGGACAGCTCGAGGAAGCTGGATCTGTAATTAGAGAATTTAAAATTGGTGTAGGGCCTAATCATATCGTCGGGATTTTGCTATATGAAGAAAGAATTATTGCAGATGAAGATGGAAAAGCTAAGACTCCTAGAGGAAAAGCTAAAGCTTAAAGAAGGCTTGCCCCATCGATACGGATTAAAAAGATACCTTTGGCAGAAGGAGTATGATGAAGCTAAGTATATTAAGAAACGTCTTATATGTGCAGCTAACCAGATTGGTAAGTCAACCGCTCAGATCTGCGATAGGATTGAGATTGCTACAGACCCAGATATATGGGAGGATCTTTGGCCATCACAGTTCGCTGTAAATCCAAAGACTAGACCGTACAGCTGGTACCTATACCCAAATCAAGACACAGTGATGACGGAGTTTCGTGAAAAGTGGGAGCCGTATTACTTGCCTCGAGGCGAATACAAAGACCATGAAATATTTGGATGGAAAGAAGCCATCGTTAACAAAGTACTAAAGTACATCGAGTTCAATAGTGGCTATAAAATCTATTTTAAAACCTACAATCAAAATGCGCAGGATCTCCAATCAGGGACAGTCTTTGCAATCGATTGCGACGAAGAGCTTCCAGAGAATCTCCTGCCCGAATTGCAGGCTAGGTTGTTCGCTACCGATGGATACTTCTCTATGGCATTTACAGCAACACTCGGTCAAGAATTCTGGTATAAAGTTATCGAGCGAAGAGGAGAACCAGATGAAATGTGGAAAGACGCATGGAAGAGGCAAATCTCGATGTACGACTGTCTTAAATATCATGACGGGACTAAAGCCCCGTGGACGATTGGAAGAATCGAGCAAGCTGTTAAAAACTGCAAAAGTAAAGCTGAAGTGGAGCGAAGAATTAAGGGACGCTTTATTAAAGACGAGGGGCTTAAGTACTCTGGATTTGATAGAGAGCGAAACTATAAACCGTTTCCTAGAGACTCGAGCGGAAAGTTATTTAAGGGGGTTCCAAAAGGTTGGAGCGTATACAGTGCTGTTGACGTTGGCAGCGGCGGTGACAACAATCACCCTGCAGCTTATTCCTTTCTTATGGTTAATGCAGCACTCACAAAAATAAGATGGTTTAAAGGAAGGAGACTTGATGGAATCGAAACCACTGCTGAGGATATCTATAAACACTACGTTAGGGACTGTGGTACATTACAGCCATCAGTTGAAGCTTACGATTGGGCATCAAAAGACTTTGGTACGATATCAAACAGAGCGGGAAGGCCTTTTAAGAAAGCTGAAAAAAATCATGAGTTTGGAGAGATGGCCCTTAATACCGCACTTAAGTCTGGCATGTTTCAGGTATATTACGACCCTGAAGATGTAGAGGATGAATCACTCAAAATTGTTAGAGAGTTTGAGACTCTGGGAATCAACAGTAATAAGCGACACGCCAAAGACGACTTTATTGACAGCATTAGATATGCAATATGCGAGATACCAATTGATTGGGAAACTATACTAAACGGAGCAGCTCCTCGAAAAGTAGAGGAAGCGAGCCGTTCTAACTTTGAAGAGGTAAGACCAAATGACTACTGGGCAACAAAAAAAGACCAAGACAGCGACTGGGAGTCGATCGAGAGCGAAATCGGCGAATGGGACGACCTTCTCTTCGACTGAAGTATGCGAAATCATTAGGGCTGCAGGAGAGGTTGGAGTTAAGCACATGTCGTTTAAACACGGTGGGCTTGATTTAGAACTAGTTATAGGTGGACAAGTGGCCTTAACTCCTGCAAGTAATTTTCATCAATCGACGCAAAGAGTTGAATTGCAGGAAGAAGTGTATAATAATGGTGACACCGAAGTAGAGGAACAATTCAAGCCAATGCTGACTGAAGAGGATATTGATGAGCTTGCATTCTCAAATCCTGAGCTTTACGAAGAAATAATGAAGAACGAGGGTGATACCTAATGGCTGACTTTACGCTAGAAAAACTAAAAAAGATGCACAAAGATGGAGACATCGCAGACAAAAAACTGTTTTCTGAGCAAAGAACCAACATACTTCTACGATCTGGTGAGCATTACAATAGACAGAAAGCAGAAAGCCTGTTTGAAGACCTCAGATCAAGAGGTGTTATAAGCAAGAAACAGAAGATTAGACTAACGAAGAACCATATCCACAGAGTCTGTAACGTATATCAGAACTCTATTCTCGAGACAAACCCCTCTAGCATGGCCGAGCCGTACAATAAAGACGAGCTTCAAGATGTTAAAGAGGCGGAAATGGCTCAAGGAATCATTGATTGGGTTAAGGCGACTAACGATTGGGAAGATAGGCAAGAAAAGAATGCCCACGACTTTACAACTATCGGCGAAGTGTTTGGTATCGTAAGGTTCGATTACAGCCTTGGCGCTGAGACTGAAGACGAGCAGGGTGCCGTATCAAGACTTGGCGAGTTTGTCATCGATAGAGTTTTTGGTTTTGATATGAGGAGAGATCCAAACGCTAGAGACTCCAAGGAAACTAGGTATTGGATTAAAGATACAATGGTTGACATTGAGGACTTTAAGATTTTAGTAAAAGACCTTAATCCTGATATTGATCCAGAAACATTTACAGCAAGTAGCAAGGGTACATTTAAGATATTTGATTCTAATAGCGGTGAATATAGAACGGCCAAGGATCAGACTCTCATTATGGAACTCTTTTATAAGCCAAGCATAAGATATCCTAAAGGGTGGTACGCTCTTTATACAGACGAACTTGTTGTGTTCCAAGGGGAGCTTCCTTTTGGTATCTATCCAGTCGTAACAGAAGGTTTCGATGAACTTACTACTTCGCCTCGTTCAACTAGTATCGTCCGTGTATGTCGTCCTTATCAGGTTGAGATCAATCGTTCGTCTAGCAAGATGGCTGAACACCAGATTACGCTCGGCGATGACAAAGTATTCATCCAGAAAGGAACAAAAATAAGCAACGGGGGGTACATGCATGGCGTGCGTGCCTTCCAGATATCAGGACAGCAGCCCATTGTTCAGGCAGGCAGGTCAGGAGCGCAGTATCTAGAGTATCAACTATCTCAAATTAGAGAAATGTACGAAGCTGCAAACCTTGAACATATCATGCAGGATAAGGAGAGCGTTGGTGATCCCTATCAATTATTATTCAGAACAATGAAAGAGAAGAAGCGGTTTGTAAAATACGTCGGAAAGTTTGGCAGATTTGAAAAGCGAATATTCGAGACTGTACTCAAGATGTCTAAGAAGTATCTAACTCCGCAACATATCATTAAGATAAATGGAAGAAGCGAAGCTGTAAATATCCCTGAGTTTGTCGAGAGCAAAGACAATGGTTTCGAAATAAAAATCAAGCCTCAGTCTGGAGATATTGAAACTAAGTTTGGCAAAATATTGGGTATCACTCAGACGCTTCAGTATACAGGCGGACAGTTAAATCCCGAGCAGATAGGATCTCTCATTAGACAGCTTCCTTTCGGGAATGACGAGCAGTTATTTAGCACGATGACCATCAGTACAGATAACGCAATGAACACTATCCTTGCGCTAGACAGAGGAAGCGTACCAAATGTTAATGTAAATGAAGATCATCAGTTCATGATTACGGCTCTTAATCACAGAATGAAGAAGAGTGACTTTCGATTCTTAGCAGAAGATATTAAAAATAACTATATGCAAGTAATGGCTCAGCATGAACAGCTCGCAAGGCAAGAAGCTCAGCAAAAACTTATGATAGAAAATGGCATGATCCCAACAGGAGGTTTCCTGACCACCGTGAATGCAAGTGCTTTCAATCCTCAGACAAACAGAGTCGAGAGAATCAAGGTACCAAGTAATGCAATACAATGGTTAGTAGATAAGCTCACAGCACAAGGGAATGTAATACAAGAAAACGCTGGCCTTCCGCAAGATAGCCAAGCAAATATATTAACGCAGGAAGCGCCGCAAGCGTCTACAGCAAATTTAGGGCCGCAAGCCCAAGGAGTTTAGAATGCAGGAATTAGGGAATGATGAAGCAGAAATTATTGAACCTCAGATCGAAGAAATCGCAGCAGAGGAAGATCCTGAAATTAAAGAATCAGGAGAGGACGAAGAGGTCGTAAGTCTCGAACGTCTCAGAGAATTAGCTGAGAAAGATGTGGTTGCACCCCAAGCCGAAAGCGAGGGACTAAAGGAAGAAGAGCCGAAAACTCTGGAAGACTATACGCCAAACACAACTTACAAGATCAAGGACGAGGAAAAATCTTTCAACGAGAAACTAGTAGCAGGCATTAAGGATAAGGAAACCGAAGATCATCTTAGGGATTTATATACCAAAGCCGATGGCCTTGAAAGCTATAAGCAAAAGTTTACCAAGAAAGACGAAGAGTATAATGAGTTAAAGGGGTATTCAGAAAACCTTACGCAGGGTTATCAGAAAATGGCTTCACTCAGGAACGACAAAGAATTTCTAAAGCTACAAAAAGCACTTGGGATTGACGACGACTTCGTTATTGAATGGGCGATGCAGAGAGCTACTGAGCATGAAATGCCAGAAGAGCAAAGAGCGCAACTTCAAAATCAAAGAGTACAAGAAGAGAAAATGGCAGAGTATGAGCAGAAGGTTAGCTCTTTTGAAGAACAGCAAAAAGAAGCTGCTATTCAAGGAGACATCAACCAACTCAGATCCTTAGTCAATACCGATTCTGTCAGACCAATTGCGCAGGCAATGGCAGCGCGTGGCTTAAATTTTGTCGATAGCGTTATGGCAATGGGTAATCTGGAATTTCACAAGACTGGCGTTGAACCGTCTATAGAGTCTGTGGTTTCTAGAATAGCCCAGCAGCATAGCTACCTCATCGAACAACCTCAGGCTCCTATGCCCCCAGCGCCAGCACAAGCAACACAGGCACAAACAACAACAAACACGAATCAAGCTCCCGCCGTAAAGAAGCCTACGATTCCATCTATTAACGGAACTGGACAAGCTGCAGTAGAAAAACCGATGACAATGGATGAGTTAAAGGCCTTGGCCAAGAGACTTGGATAATTAGGAGAATACAATGAGTACTGAAAAATCATTTGATAATATGCTTAAACGCTATATGCCTTACCAGCTCCTTAGGGAAGAGATGACTAAGAGAGATTACTTTCTAACTAAAGTCGAGTTTGATAATAAGTGGAAAGGCGGAGAACTAGAGGTTCCATTTAAAGGCGGAAAGGCGACTTCTTTTGCTTTTGGCGAACTGACTGACGTTAATGATATCGTCGAAAACCGTTATGTAAAAGGAATCGTTTCTGATTACAAAGAGATTTGGGGATCAATGATCTTTAATGACCATGACCTTTCTCGTCACGGTGACATGGAAACTTCATTCATTAAAATCCTTCCCGATACTATCGAAGAGTTTGTTGATGACATGAAAGAAATCGTTTCTGTTAACCTTCTTAACGGGGCGCACCTTGTAACTCTTGACTCTGCTGCTCCTGCTTCTTCTTTAGCTGCTGGCGTTATTGTATGTGATAGACCAGCGCGTCTTTCAATTGGTCAATACTTAGAGCTAGGGCAGGTCGGAATTCCACAAGCCGCAGGTTATATTGCAGCTATCGACATGAGTACAAAAGCCTTTAGCCTTGTAGCTAACAAAGATCTTTCTGGCGGTGCTGTTGATCTTTCTGCTATAGGCGCAGGCGACAAAGGTTTCGTTAGAAGTGCATTAACTGCAGGACGAGCTTTTACATCGCTTAGAGACCAGAGTTTATCTCTTGCTAATGGCGGAAGCGCCGCATTATTTGGCGTTACTAAGCTTTCTTATCCTCATCTACAGGCATTTAACTATGACGGTTCTGGCGTAACTGCTACCAACATCTTAGAGAAAATCTTTGATGCGTACAACGAAACTAGAACTATTGGTAAGGGTATGCCTACAGAAGTTATCATGAGCTTTAAGCATCTTGGTAACGTAATGAAGCAACTTGAAACTGCTAGAGAGTACACAATCTCTGATACTAAAGCTGACGTTTACGGTTGGACTGAAATCTCTGTTGTTGGAGTAAAAGGGCAACTTAAATTTGTTGGCGTTCAGGAAATGGATGATGATGTTATGCACATCCTAGATTGGCGCTCAGTTAAGATGCACACAAACGAGATGTTTGAAAGAAGAACTTCACCAGAAGGGAAGTCTTTCTACGAGATTCGTACTACTAATGGATACAAGTATATTGTTGATATTAGAATGTATGGAGATTTGATTGTAAATAAGCCATCACACAATGGTATTATCTACGGTATCAACTACTAATAAGACGGGGGGCTTCGGCCCCTTTTCTTTTTTCTGGAGCTTATGTTGGCTTTCAAAAGAGAAAACTACGACATTGAAACTTGGCTCCGCTTAGAGAATGAAGGTCTGCTACAGAAGGAATGTAATCTTTTTGATGAAGACGGTCTTCTTGTCCAGCAATTTAAAGCTAGGATCAATACTCGTCCTGTCGGCAATGCACTATTTAACGCAGGTGGCCAAATATCAATAGCGGCACCGTCGCTATATAGAAGCTTCACCTATGATGATGGAGGCAACGCTTTAGCAAGCCTTCCTGATGTTAAAGAGTGGACACAGGCATGTGAAGATGCAGCACAAGGATCTCTTCCTAGCGGTGGAGATGGCGCAATAAACGTATCAAAATCTTCTACGACATATCTTTATGGAGAAGTTAGCAGTGTACCAGTTGGGAACAGTGTGTCAGTATATACTAAGCAGCTTTTGCCAGACGAGTTTATATATTTTAGACATGTTATGGTCGGCGGAGATTGTATAGCCAAATTTCAAGTACTTGTGAATGGTCAACCAATAGCAACCAAGAGAACTTGGTGGACAAAATGGGACACAGACTTCTGGTTTAATACTTCAAACGGAGGTATAATTTTCCAAAGTGAAGAACTTATAGAGGTTAGAGCCACGAACCTCGGTGAAAACTTAGCCAATTTTGAGGCAAGCATAGGAATAGTATAATGGATTTAAAGAAGGCAGAAAAGAAGCTAGGCATTAAAAAGGCTGAAGTTAACGTAGCTGAGCTTGAATTTAAGATCCTCGAGAGGCAAGCGGATATAGCAAGGATACAAACCCATATTGAAAAACAAGAAAAACTTATAGTCAAGCTTAGTTCTGAGCTTGCAGAAGGAGAGTAAAATGGCAGATTATGACTCACAACTACCAGTAAGAAGTAAACAAGATATAGATGAGAGGCTTTTAGTTAAGTTTCAGGATGGAGATGATCCGTCAGGAACGGGTCGCACAGTTGAAGTTAGTGAGAAAAAAGCTCATGTCCGTGGATTCAATAAAGATTCTGATGGCGCTGACCAAGAAGTTTTGGTTTCACAAGAAGGCCATAGCTTAACTAACGGTGACTACGATGCAGCATCTAATAAGCGACCATCTTCACAGGGGTTGATTTTATCTGATAGAGACTCTCTTCCTTCAGAAGCAACAATGAATAAAAGACCAACAGCTGTCGCCGGAGAAGCTGATACAGTTTGCCAAGACATCGCTTTACATGATGGCAACGGTCAGCTCTTTGATGAAACTAACCCCCTTCCGGTTTACGTCGCTGAACCTCCAGCAACAGAAGTAGACGTTTTTGACCAAGCAGTAGACATTATTAAGAATTCGTCGTCAAACCATACTTACACCGTTACAGGCGGGCTTAATTTTAAATCTATCGAGGTAGATGCTTCTGCTTCAGGTAAAGCTAGGTTTGAATTACAAGTGGAAACTGGTGTTGCAGCCGGAACATTCGACTCAGTAATGGTTAAGTTTAACAGTGCCGCAAATCCTAATGTAGAGTTTAAGTACAAGAGGGCTGTGGAAGCTGGTATTATTGTTAGAGTGGTTAGAACAAACCTAGATAATCAACCTCAAGATCTTTACTCACAGATCAAGGGATTAGAGATGGCATAATGGCTGACTTAAACGATCTTGAAGCTAGTGGCTCCACTAAGTTGGTGGGTGCCTCTGCTGATGGCACAGAATCGGAGTATGCGCAAGTCGTTCTAAAGCCTGACGGCAGTAGACGCTTGCTTGTAGACTCCGAGACTTCCATAAGCACAGACCTTGCTATCATTCAGCAGATTGATGTTAATGAGACTTTGAACAATGTTACTTACTACACGATCTTTTCTGACACTGGCATTAAAACCATCTCGGGCTTTGCTTTAGAGTTTAGTAATAGAAATGTTGTCGTACGATTATTGCTTGATGGTGTTACTATTTTCGATCTCGACATATCAAAGCTTAGAGATTTGCTAGACTGGAATCAAGCTTCTTTGCCGCCGTTTTATGTATCATGGAACGACAACTTAAAGGCTTTCTATTTCACTCCTGCCTTTCCAATTAAATCAACCACCAGCATAGCGATTCAAGCCCGAGGTAGAACGGGAACGCGAGCTTATGTCGGTGGGATAATACAGGTAGGATAATATGCGAATAGATATAGGCAGCAACATTCTTTACGAGTCAAACTTTGACGATAACACTTTGCCTAGAGAAGATCAGAACTACGAATCAATTCTTTCAATATCAGGGAGAGGGCAGTTCATTGAGGCGGCCTTTAGATTTGATAGCGAGAAGATTTCATTTAGAGCGTCCTTGAGCGAAGGGGTCTTTATCGATATTGATGTTAAGGAGCTTAGAGATTTTAGTGGTAGTGATGAGTATGCCCCTGCTTACAATGCAAGTATCCTTTATGATGAAAAAAACAAACTATTGATAATTAAGTTCCCTATGCCTATTCAGTACACAGAGGGCATCGAGTTCTTTGCTAAAACTAATGATCGCAACAAAACAAAGAAGCTTAAGGGATATCAAGTTATTGTGAACAGAGAGGAAGCATAATGAAAATAAAGATATCCTCTTATACAGAATGGAAAGCAGAGATAGCAGACAAGGCCATTCCTTATTTTTCCTATATTAGAAAGGGTAGTTATATATTGTCTGCCATTGATGGAGCCGTAACATATACACACGACCTTGATGTTGATGATGTTGCAGACTTTGAGGCAAACTATCTAGCAGAATCTAACAAGAAGTTAGGATCTTTTTATTCAAGAGAGCCGTTTGCCGCCAAGACACTTAGGGATGGATCTAATCTTTTCAGAAGAAAGCAAGGGAAGAAACAGACTATAGCAGCAAACACCACAGCAGCAGTTATATTTACATGTCCTTATGGCAGAGCAAAGATTAACAAGCTTGAAATCATAGGGGCCAATTCATTAGACCGCGTAGACCTTTCTGTTAGCTCTCCAGTTGATCCTGCAACAGCATCGGCTTACGGTATGCCAGCTAATATAATGCTTAATCAATTCGGCTTTGATGTTATCGTCTCAGACTTTCTATACTCAGATAAGTCGGACTACGATGCAGACGTATACGCAGGCTTTCAAATTGTTATTCTTTATAAGAACGATACCGCTATAGATACGGAAGTCGGCTTTAATTTAATATTTCATGAAGTAGTTACACAGGTTTAATATGAGCTTATCTTTAATATTCATCATTGTTCTTGTGATCGTTGTAGCGATCTTTGACGCTTGGATCATTGCAAAGAAAGGTAAGCCAGCCTCATTGTCAGCAGAGGTTATTAGGCTCTCTAAAGCAATGCCTCTTGTTACTCTTCTTTTTGGAATACTACTAGGCCATCTTTTCTGGTCTATGCGCACTGATGACATCTATACTAATATAGAATGCGTAGAAAAAGAAATAACCCAATGAGGGCAGCAATAGCGACCGCAATGCTTATAACAATGTTTACAGGCGGAGCCGCAAATGCAGTGTTCCTTTGGAGAGATTTTGCTGTAGTATCTAAGCAGGTAGAACAATTAGAGGAAAACGATAGAGACAAAGGCGATGATATTAAAGAAATTCGCAGAATGGTTAGAGAAATCTACTGGCATTTCATAAAAAAACAGGGTGATAAATAATGGCTAAGCAAGAGACAGAATTTAAAGACAGTATAACTAGAGACCATCTCAGCAGCATGATGGGTGGCGGGATGAAGTCCATAACTACTCTCGACCTAGCGGGAAGATCTTCTATAGTTTACGAAGCACCACTCAATGCAGAGCTTGGAGACGGCTGTTTAATAACGGTATATAAGTTTGTAGATGGGGATGCTGGATCAAGCAGACAGATCATTGCATACGAAGAAACTGTTGGAGTATGGCCGGGCTATACTAGCATTGGTGGTACAGACGCAGAAGATATTAACACAGTACCCTAGGGAACAATATGAGCTTTAACGATCACAATAGATATAAAGTCGTACAAAGATCTCAACACCTTTACCAACACGGTTTAGATGAGTTCACCTACGGCCACCCTGCCTTGCCAAGCGGTTCATTAACTATAGAGCAGGCACTTGACTACATCTTTGAGGTTCTATACCCCAGAGTTGCAGTACAAGTGGCTACCCCAGCAGACCTTCCGACAGGGATTGATACGCCAAACCTAGGGGATATTGCCCCAGCAGAATACGAGCAGAGGCTTGTGTCTGACGACGGTGACGGCAGTGCGGCAATCTACATGTTTTACAAAATGGACGGACAGCCAGCCTCTCAGTGGAACAAGGTGGGCGACCTTGACTACGGGGCAAACACAGTTATACAAGGCTTGCTGGATCAGACTCAATACTTATTTGCAAGAAAAATGGGATCTACGGATTTCGATCAGGACACTGGAATTGCCTTAGCAGGGAAGGACGCTGGGCAAGCTATATTTGGTGGTAATGCACCGAATCAAAACCTTACCTTAAATCCTACTAATGGTGATGATGCAGGTGTAAACACAGGATTTGTTCAGGTTAGAGGTCAGTTTAGACCTTATGATGACTTGGTCTTTAGCTCAGGAACAGCGGCCGAAAGATGGCTCGAAGTATATATGGGTACTGCTATAATCGGTACTGGCACAATGACTATAACATCTAGTGCTGCCACAGGTTCTATCACAGACACTAGTGGCGTAATTACTTTTGACGACGAAAACCTTTTAACGACAGGGAACGTGAATGCTTCCATTCTTCAGGCTTCTACTAGTCTTGTTATTGATGATACTACTAATATCCTCACGGCCACTGCAACTTCAATTATTAGTAGCTCAGGTGCTTTATCTTTCGGCGGTAATAACTTAAGCACATCTGGAACAGCGACTATACAAACTATGGCCATGGCCGGAGGGCTAATAACAGACACGACAGGGTTAATCAGTTTTGCTGACGAAAATCTTCTAACTACAGGAACTCTTGGTGCGGGACAAATTACAGCTACTAGTGTTCTTGTCGATGATGTGTCTATTGATGGTAATTCTGTCAGCATCACGACGCTTAATACTAATCTCAATCTTGGCGCTAACGGTACTGGTGTGGTCGATATCTTATCTGACTTATCTGGGATCAATGCAGAGCTAAGTGGAAACCTTACGGTACTCGGAACAGGTAACGCAATACTTAATGATATTACGATTAGTGGCTCAACGATCAGCTCAACAGCAGACGTAGGTTTTGCTGACTCAATCGTCCCAACAGTAGACGGTACGCTGAACATTGGATCAGCAGCCCTTAAATGGAACAATATATATTTATCAGGATTCATAAGTGACGGTACAGGCGATTACCTATCTGTAGATTTAATGAGAATGAGCCGGAATGCATACAGAGATGTTGCCAAGACACAGCCAGCACAGGCCGGAGATGTTTTATTCTACGATACTGTAAGTGGGAAGTGGCTTGCGTCAGCGCCTGACACAGAAATTGATCATGCAGTACTTACAGGACTAACCTCCACAGACGCTGGCCATACACAATTCGCAATGCTCGCAGGACGAACTGGTGGTCAATCGATTCTAGGCGATGATGGCGGTGGATCCGGTAACTTAACACTAGGTTCTAGCTCTACAGGAAACCTCTTAGCAATCACAGCAGGAAGTGTTCAGCCAGTAGGCGACGAAACGCTGCAATTAGGCGGAGCAGCCAACAGGTTCACCGACCTTCATATGACAGGGCAAGCTTTTGGGTTAAGACTCGAGAACACTGCAAACCCTGTTCCACTTTTCAATGCAGCAGATATCGGTAGAGCAGCGTTTAATACAGCTGACGGATTCCTTTATGTGAACAACGGAGCAGAGTTTAAACGCGTTGGCAACAATAGTTACAACGCTACGCACACAAACATAGAGCTACTCGCTGCTATTGATGTCAGTGCCGGAGTTGATGATGCTAGAGATTGTATATGGCAACTGTGTGATATAGCGGGTAACGAAGAAATAATGGCAGTGCCTATCCAAAAGACAACAACATCTGTTACAATAGCAAACACAGTACCGCTACCTGCAGGATCATATCGACTAATAGGAATACAAGTATGAAAGTAATAGGCCAACTGGAAGATGCGCAACTCGAGCATGTATCGGCAATAGCTAGTGAAACACCGAAGCTCGCGCGGATTGTTTTAGATACCTCAACATTTAAGGTTTACATTGGTAACGGATTCGTATGGAAGTCTATAGCAAGTGAAACCGCCCTAGGGGATATACGATCGTCTATCCTTACCGAGACTCAATTTCAAATAGAGAATGGTTCCGAATGGATTATAGCAGACGGCAGAGATATAACAGGATCTGACCTAGCTATATTATTAACAGAGACTTTCGCACCAGACTTGAGAGGAGTTTTCTTAAGAGGTAAAGATAACGGTCGAGGCATAAATCCAGACGGAGACTTACCTCTTGGTCAATTTACAAGTGATAAGTATGAACTCCACAATCACTTGTACAATGACTCAACAGTGGACATAAGTGCTACTGTTGGTGGCGCTCAGCAAAATGCAAGATGTAACAGAACTAGCAACAGCGGTGAACCGTTTATTTACACAACAGACGTAGATACAACTAGAACCAGTATAGGGGCTGGTAGCACCGAGACCGCCCCGAAAAGTGTAACGGTTAACTATTTCATTAAAATCAATAGGGACTTAGGCGTATGAAACACTACTCGGAGCTGATTAAAGCTAGGCTTGAAAACTTAACGGGCGTTATTGCGTCTGCAGTTAAAGGCCTTATCTACTTTAGAAGCGATATAGATAGACCATATCTTGACGACGGCACAGACGTTAGTCAGCTTATGCTAGAGAAGCATTTACCTGAAGCTCGCAGAGACACTAAGGTTCAGCTAGACGACGCACTCACAGGAAACGAGATCACAGGGGTTTTGCCTCACCCCCTTGGCGGCACAGGCATAGATGATATCTTGGGCAAAGCAGGGCAGGCGCTTATCGTAAGACCAGACGAGTTAGGCTATGAGTTTGGCGAATCAGGCGGGGGGAGTCTAGACTTCTTCTATAAGGAAAACTTTGAAATAAACGACGCGGCAGACATGTTTACTGGCAACGATCCAATATTCTTGGGTGGTGCCTCTGTGCTTACGGGCGCGTTAGTTAATAATATAATAACTCCAGCAAACGGGCTTCGCTCTGTGACATACACGCAAGCATCAGGGTCGCTTAACGATTATATCGCAGGCGAGGTGTTTGAGGTTCTACCTAGAAACCGTGGGCAATATTGCTCAATGACAGGGTACTTTGAATACGACGGAAATAACTCAGAGATTGACTTCTTTGCATACGATGTTACAAATGCGCAAATTATAGAAGGCGCTCCTGTTGAGATAAGAAACACAGCAGGCAAATTCCTTAAGCACGAATATCACTTTATTATGCCAGAGACTTGCACGCAGATGCAATGGGGCCTTCAGGTTAAGCTTGAGAATGCAGGGGCAGTGTTGGCTATTGATGACATCGAATTTAAGGCTAACCCGTTAGTTCCGACAGAGATTAACAAATTTAAGGTTGTGGACGAGAAGATACTTGGCACTAACGCTGTTACATCAGGCGACATAGCAGGACTTACGTTTGACAATCTAGAGATAGGTGAAACTTACTATGTCACGGGGCAGATATATGCAAACAGCTTAACAAACTGCGTTGTTGCTTTTTATGATCAAGCAGGCTCCGCTGGTAATACTTTCGGTAGCATTGTCTTCTATGACGATGGCAGTGGTCAGAAGGTTGAAAGCAGGTCGGTGTCTTTTTCTTTTGTTGCAAAAACTGAAAATCTTTACTTTAACGCTTCAGCTAACGGATCGAACTTCATAGTCGGTACAGGCTCTAGGAGCAATACCTACATACAGATAAGTGCGAACAAGCCTAATAAGGGCGTAGTGGTTAAAAACCGCACAGATTCTAGCAGCGTGGAGAATAATTTTGATTTTTGGGTAACGAATAACGGAGCAGCCGTCATTAGCGAAGAGTCCATTGTCGGAACCTTCGGAGTGTCTAGGTCTGCCACAGGAAGCACCTCTATAGCATATCCAGGATTGTCCTTAACAAAGATTCCATCTGTAAGATGCACAAGTGATGATTTTGGGAACGTAAATGCAGAGATAAAAAATGTAACGGCAACTGGCTTTGACGTAAGGACATATATTGCCAGCTCCGATGTTGACGTAGACGGAAACTACCATTGCGCAATTACGAAAATGGCACCCGACTACATAAAAGAAACCGATAAGGTTTACACGGTGCCAGTTGATAACATGACCGGTAACAGCATAGGGCTTTCTGGGAATGACGGGAGGGCGATTACCGTAAATACGGAATCGATACCGTTTGGCGGCGCAGGAATAGGTTGGACAAGTGGTCTAGATGGCTCTACTGGATTAACCGGTAACTACTATGAGGTACAAAAAAGCAATAGTATCGTTGCCATTGCAGGCGGGATGAGGTTTACCACTTCAATCGGAACCTCTGCGGAATTATATATAAATAATGTTTTTTATAAAAGAATAGGCGCAAGCTCAGTAGGCGCTAATCATGTATTTAGTTATGAAAGCAAACGGGGCGAGTTTTCTGTTAATGACAAGATTTCTATTCATACGCCTGTTGCGGGCACTCTCTCAAACAGTTCGCTTTACCACTACCTCAACATCAACGAGTCCTACGGAGATCGTGGCGCATTCATCGGAACCTTCGGGCAACCCGTAGCTTTTTTGAAAGACATTAAGGCAAACAATAGCGCGGGAGGAACCTTCACTTCCGGAGCTTGGATCACTAGAGAGTTAAATACTTTAGAGGGTGATTCCTCTTTCTTATCATTATCTGCAAATCAATTTATTTTAGACTCAGGTAGATACATTGTTGAAGGATATAGTCCCGGCCATTTTGTTAACATTCATAAAGCAAAAATTAGAAATATTACAGATTCAGTCGATAGCATTATTGGCGGTTCTGCTATGGCAGATGATGCTGTTGGTTCCGTGACAATGTCGACAAACTCGCTGCTTAAAGGCATATTAAATATTAACGCATCTAAAGTATTTGAAATTCAACACCGATGTAATAGAACTCAGTCAACAACAGGCTTTGGTCTCGCTTCAAACTTTGGAGTAAGTGAAGTATATACCCAATTAAAAATCACAAAGGTAAGATAATGACTCTAGAGGAGATTACAGAATTAACTATGATCGAGGCGTTTGATGTAATCGTTGATCGCATCTTCGACCTCGCCATTATCCCTGATAACGAAACCCCATACAGCTTAGACCGCGCAGAAGAGAAGCCCTTCCTAGAAAGAGTTTTCCTAAACACGCGCCTGAATAGGCCAGCTGACGAGATTTTTACTGCTGAACTAGAGCAATATCGAGAAGAGCTTAGAGTCGAAGAGCAGGCAAGACTTGATGAGATGGCAGCATATCAGGCAGAAATGGCCGCAGCGAAAGCAATTAGAGACGCATGGCTAGCGAGGGTGGCAGCACTTATGCTTCCAGCGGCAGCATTCAGAGCAGGAATTGACCAGCCTAACGCGGCGCTTACAAGAAGAGATATTATAGCGACCAACGACGAGGCTCTTTTGTCCCAGCTTGAGGTATTCACAGCTGAGCTTCTAGCGGAACAAGCCCCAGATCCTGTCGCGCTTGGAACGGCTTTAGTTATTAGGGCCTGTAACGAATGCATCAGGATCGTGGTGGAGTTTAATATCGCTAGCGGATTGACAGCAGCACAGAAGGACAGTCAACTTGCCTTGTATGCTGATGCGATGGAAGCCCTAAGGCAATGGCGACCACTTAAATTTAAGGGAATTATCGAGTCATTAGCTACGGATGAGGTTTTGGCTCCTGTCGCTCTTCGTGATAAACTTGTAACGTACTTAGCAAGCGAGGGATTATAATGGCACAGGATATTGCTGGAACAGAAGCCTTCACTAATGGCCCTTATACAAAGCCAACAGATGGAGACAAGGGTGATAATATCTTTGACCGCCTCGAAGAATTTATGGACAGAATGGCTGCTCACTCTCACAGTGGCGCAGATTCTAATAGCATAAGTCTAAACATTCAGAAAGATATTGAAGACCTAGTTGAAGGATCTACTATTTTCTGGGTTGACTTAGGCAGTAATCAGTTCGAGGCAACTGTAGCAGTGCCAGCTGGAACCAGTTACGACCTAAGCATCAGGAAGTTTTTCGTTGGAGAGGATGGTAATTTTAACGAGTTCTATCCTACTGTTGAAAAAATAAGCACTAGCTCTTTCAAGGTCTTTGCGAGTGAAGCAATCGCCAATCTACGGGTGGTAACTCTGTGAGTTTAAACTACTCAGACGTTGTCCTTAGAGATTTCTCTGCAGGGATTAGCGATAACTACATTAACATGCCTCTCAATAGATACGAGTTTGGCGACAATCTTTTCATTAAAGAAGATCGGTCTTTCGAGAGCAGGTACGGAAGCGTGCCTGTCTACGATAGAGAGGTCGACGTAAAAATAAACTATATCAACAATTTATCAGAAGACATTATTGCCGTCAGAGACTCGCTAGTATGGCTCTTTGATGAGGTCGGTGGCGTACTTACTCAGCCAAATAGACCACAAGCCGGATCTCCTATCTGGAATAATACCACAGGATTTACTTCAATCTCAGCAGACACATGGCAGGATCAGTTAATTCTTGTGCATAGCGACGAGGGCGATGATTTAAACAGACCGATGCGCGTCTATAGAGATGAGCTGGATGCGCTTCAACTATCCCAGATGGGGCTCACTGGTATTTCAGACTTTCTAATGTCTGGCGTAGGATTCGCTCGAGACAATGGCAACCTAGTAACATATAATCCAGTAAGTCCTGTGCCTCCACCAAACGCCTCAGCTTTTGCAGCGACCTATATTTATGGATTTCACTATATCTACGAATATCAGACACAACGATCTACATATAGAGTCGTGAGCGACGTTAGGTTTACGAACATAGTATATACCAATACAGAAATAGATGCAGGAACGGGCCAGCGGATGGTTATATCAGGCATCCCTGCTCTGTCTGGTGTATCGACACAGTATGACATCAGCAGAGTAAGGGTTGAGATATTTAGATCCGTTAATGGCGGTACTTCATTCTTTAAAGTAGGCGAGGTAGCTAATGGAACGGCTACGTTTACCGACAATATTAAAGATGAAATCCTTGTCACAGCAGAGCCTATTTATACAAGTGGCGGTGTCTTAGATAGATTCGCCTCACCTAAAGCTAAGTATGTTAAATTCATTAACGATACTCCTTATTGGGGATATGTGGCCGACGAGACAAGTGGTGACGTAAAACCTTTCAGGGTGATCCAAGGATACTCGGGAATAGCAGACTCTCACGACCCAGCCTCTTTCGTAGACCTTGATGACGAGGTAAGAGGCATAGGAGAAGTAAACGGTTTCCCTATAGCTTTTACAGCTTCTGAGATATATAGGCTTGAGGGGGCGTTCAATAACACTGGCGGCGGCGGGATCAGGACAAGAACAATATCAGAGACGGCCGGATGCGCGTCGCATAATTCTATTGTTACTGCAAATAACGCGTTGTATTGGATAGGGGATAGTGCTGTTTACTTTACAAACGGTTATAAAGTCGAAAAGGTTCCAGCTTCAATCGATCTACTAAAGACGATCAGAGAACTAACGAAAGACTTGGCAAGAGCAAGGACAATCAATGGTCGCTACGACGAGAATAATGAGCGTATAATCTGGGGTGTTAATAAAGATAATCTTGACAACGACGAATGGCTTGTTTTAAATCTCAATACTCTTGGGTTTACAACCGCAAGCGACGTGCCATCTTCAGCACTTCATATACTTAATGATTCACTATATAGAGCCGATGAGCTTGGTTATATTTACAAGCATGAAAACGGTACAACTTCTGATCCTGTGAGAGACGTAACTCGACCGATAGGTCAGTGGTTTGATAAGCACATAGAATGGCTTTATAAATCGGTAGGGATAGACTTCGGTGACCCTGCCTTGACCAATTGGGTTTCACATTTTAGCCCACAAATACAATCGGAGACTAACTACGGAGTGGCTGTAGGGGTAGATTGTGACGATGGTAGAGTTCAGAAAGACTGCAAATTTGTAAGATCATGGGGCAACTTCTTCTGGGGAGATCCTTCCTTTGTATGGGGAGATCCTGAGATAGTTTGGAGTAAAGCAAAAACAATAAGATATAAGAGGCATACACCACGCGGCACGTCAAGGGCAAAGACCCGCCAACTTACGATGAAGCCTGCAGAGGTAGTCATATATAAGTCTGACACATATGGTCTAAGTAATATTTCATACGTTGTTCCTACTGATCCAACAGAGGTGAATGTCTCGCTGGCAAGTGGGGATGCATGGCCGGACGATATTTACGGGTATAAGATATCATTTGAGAGCGACGAGTATGCGAATAAATATAATATCCTTAAAGTTATAGGAAACAACATAGTGTTATCAGGTGGAATAATTACTGGTAATGGTTTAAAATGGCAGATATCTGGCAAGTATAAAAAATCTCAAGTCAAGGTTAATGCTCTGACAATCAGGGTTGCCGCGATAGATAATGAAGGGAATGAGTTTACATCGGGTGGCGGGAATGAGTGATTATGATATTCAAGTAACTGATCTTAGACTAGACACAGACGATGCAAACATAGATAATTATGTAGCAATTCAGGAAAGCTTAAAGCTTATAGAAGATGCTCTTAATGCTATAAACGCAAGACTAGAGGCTCTAGAATGAAAACATTAAAACAACTTAGAGATCAAGTCATATCGGATTTAGACCTTCAAGAAGAAGAATGGATTAGCGAGTCAGAAATAAACGTCTGGATCAACGAAGGGATTAAGTCTGCAGAAGCCCAGATTCATACACTTTATGAAGACTACTTTCTCTGCGAGTCAGATGCGATAACAATTATTAAAGGGCAAAACCTTGTTGACTATCCTGCTGATATATATGCGACTAAGGTTAGAAAAGTAATCTTTACTGATGGCCTAGGGAATAGCACAGCAAGCCATGAAGTCAGAAGAATAAAAAGCCTAATCAATGCTAAAAGCGCAGACCTTTACTCGAGCGATACAGATCAGGCCATACTTAAGTGGTCTCCTGTAAACAAAGCCGGAGTAGGCAGGAAACTTAGATTATTCCCAGAGACGGGAAGATCCGGCAATCTCTTTATTTGGTATATAAGAGCCATGAATCAGCTTGTACTAGATGACGACGTTTGCGAAGTGGATGAGTTCTCCCATTATGTAGTGCAATACGCGAAGACCAAAGCCTTTCTTAAAGATGGCGACTCAAGGGCAGATGACTCTAAAATACTAGAAGAACAATATAAGCAAGACATGATTGATACTCTCTCGGAAATGGTTCCAGATGGGGATAATGAACTAGACATGGACATGGAACACTATATCGATAGCGTCGGAGGGGAATACTAATGCCTTTATTTTCAATAGCAGCTGGCCTTGCCGCAAACGCATTAAGTAAGAAGGTCACAGGGAAAAGTATTGGCGGACATGTCAAAGGATTGATTGGCGCAAACCAGACAGCTCCTTCATTTAATCCCGACACTCAACAACTCGAAGACGACATTAGTAGAGTTAGGGGCCTAAGCACAAAAGATATTAAGGGAAATAGATTGTCTGCGACGACTGCGGTTGATGAGCTAAACAGAGGGACAGACGAGGCGCTTGGCCAAATAAGTGGAGCAGCTTCTGGAAGGTTCATGGCAATGCAAGACGCAATATCTGAGCAAGGCGGATTAGACTCTGGCGCATCAGAAAGGCTAGCAAGAGATAGCAATAGAAACGCTAACCTCGGACAACAGGAACTTCTTGGCGGGGCTAATACAGCAGAAGCTGGAATTAGAGCGCAGGATTTTGCAGGGCAAGAGCAACAGAAATTTGAATCTACACTGAGGTTGCCACAATTAAGTGCGCTTCCATTAGAGATACAGAACGCAGCAGCGGCTGCAAACATGAGAGCAAAAGCATTAACGGACGCAAACAATAAAGGCAAAATGGGTGGCCTAGGATCACTAGTTGGAGCCGGAGCAGGATTTGCTCTAGGTGGGCCCATGGGTGCAGCAGTTGGCGCAGGCGCAGGAAAGAGTATATTCTCGATGTTTGGATAGGAGCATAAAATGGCATTTAATTTTTTAGACGGTTCGCAGTTAAGTTCTTCATTTGGCAATGGTCAGGCAGCTGGAGGTTTAAGGCAAACTCCTTTTATGCTTGGTGGTGGTGAAAGTACTGCAAACACTGGTGGGGGATTATTCTCTGGACTTTCTTCTGGCGATGTCCTTCTTGGTCAGCAAGTTGCTGGCGCTCTTGGAGACATAAGCTCACGAAACATCAAAGGAGACTTGGCTGCAGTAGAAGCTGCTACCGCGCCATTTGCCAAGGGATCTATCCTCGATGCATTTGAGCAAGGGCCGGGTGGCGGAGATGCTATTGCTGCAATAGGCGAAGGCATGGCACTTAAGCAAGCTGCCGAAGAGAGAGATAGAGTACAGGTCTTGTTAAATAAGTTTGGCGAAGCGTCTGCTAAAAATGTAGACTTGCAGAACCAGAACCTACAACAAACACTAGACGATAAAATATTAGCGGCAAGGAAAGCGTAATGATTGGAGACTTAACTTCAGAGCAGTTTATACAGCTTCCTAACGACGTAACTCGGGCGACGAGAATAATTAAGTCTCTTGTTGGTGATGCAAAAGTAGAGAGAAGATCATCTGATGGCGCGCTAGTAGCGCAAGCTGCAGATGGAGTTTTTAGCTTTAACGCTCCACCAATGGTTTCTGAGGCTATAATGGCTGGGCTAGACGCTCCTGTAATACCAAAAGAAATAAACATTCCCGAAGCAACAATCAATCAACAAGGCCTTCCCGATGAGAATCTTCAAGAACTAACTCCTTCGGGGAATCCTGCAGAGGCTCAACTTAGAACGCTTCAAGACGAGCCGTCTGGTAACGCAATCCAGATGAATACGGATAACATTCAGGCACCAACCCTCCCTGCTAACTTTGAAGTAAGAGTACCGCTAGAATCGCCAATGATTAATATTGACGGGATAGCGCCAACTCCAAGCAAAGGCCTAGAAGATATTTTCTCTAGAAGCGTACAAGCTGGAGATACTGAAGGAGCTGTCAAGGCTCTTGATGCAATACTAAAAAGCAGCGACGTTGCTCAAAGGTTTAGAAAAGATCTTTCTCCAGAAGCCACAAGTGCAGACTTGCTCAGAGGGTTTAGTGAACGTAGAGCTGGAAGACAGCCTTCTATGAATCTAAGCAAGAGTAATGCATTTAGAGGGGAGCGGGGAAATCCTAGAGACGTAGAGCGCCAAGGAGAACGTGACGTTTTAACGACGCTATCGGCTATTGGACAGTCGAAAAGAGGGAACAAAGGTCTTGATCTCCAGAATCAACAGATAAGAACTAACGTGCAGAGAGCTATTATAACTGCAGAGGCACAGATCGCCCAAGCAGAGGCAGCTGTAAACATGGCTGAACAGAGGGCAGGTTTTGCTAGAGCCAAAGTGGCGCTAGATGCTGCCGGAGTAGAGCTTGATCAATTTTTAAAACTACTGAAGTCTACCCCGAATATGTCACCATCTCAGCGTGAAGATGTCAAAGCCAAGATGGATCCAATTCTTGAGCGATTAGAAAAGAGAAACGCCCAGATAGTTAAAAACCTAGGAAGATAATGGAAGGCCCAGATAATTCGCTGATTGAAACGGTACTCGAGCCATTTAACAGAGTCGGAACAGTGGGCAGGGGCCTCATGAAAGGCGCATTGGGCGGAAAGAGGTTTAGTTTAGATGACACTATCGCAGCACTAACTGGCGAAAAAAAAGTAGAATCTGAAGAGGTTATAGAGCAACTCAAGAAAGCTACCAATGGATTCGTAGACCTAACAAACGATAAGACATTTGAGCAGATGACCAAGGGTGAGGTCGCAGGGATTATGGCGAGAGATTTTGCTGTAGACCTAGTAGCATCCCCTCTTGATGGCATCATCGGATTGCCTGCTAAATTATTAAAGGCGGGTAAGGTTATCAAAAGCCCATTGGCGCAGAGAGCTGTTGTTGGCGCAACATTCGGAGCCTTGAGCATAGAAAAAGACGATGATTTTACAGATGTTCTCACTAAATTAGGAACAGGAGCGGCAGCTGGAGCTACGTTAAATCCTGCATTAAGGGCTGCGGGAAGGGGCGTTAAGAGATTGGCGACCCCCGTTATGGACAACTTAATGAAGGGAACTTTTCCAGAAGTGCTTGGGAAGATTGACGCAAAGGATTTCTCTAAATCGTTCGAGATAAATAAAGCGTCATTCTCAAGAGACGAAGTTGCTGGAGCATCTCGAAGATATTACAAAGGCGTTAATGATGTCACAGATAATATACGCAAGCAGGCGATAGAGAACGGAGCTAGCCCAAAAGATGCGGTAGGTTTGCAAAACCAGTTTAGAGAGCTTCTTGGTGAGGGGTTTTCGACAATAATTACAGCTAGAAATCTTGCTCAGAGATCGATCAAAGCAGTAAGAGACGGAAGCAAAAGCGCAGACGAAGCAGTATCAGACCTCGTAAATTTTACCAGCCAAGAAGTCGGTGCAGTACCGAAGGACGTTATTGGCGCTATAATGGCATCTAGTAGGGAGGCTGGTACAGAAGAGCAGGTTTTAAAACTTTCTACTCGGTTCGTAAATGAGTTATTTAATACGAAGATGTCTAAGACTGCTGCAGAAATTGCTGGTCGAGGATCATTTGCAGAGGAGCTTGTTGAAAGAACGGGAAGATCTCTGACAGAGAAAAATATTCTTAAGGATTCCATAGAGAAATACACGAATGTTCAGCGAAGACTAGTAGGGGATTTTAACTCTACAATGGTTAAGAGGGGCAGGGATGACCTAACCTTTACTCCTATAAATTTCCACACGGTAGATCTTAAGAACGTAGACAGTATGATGCCTAAGGCTGGAAGCACCAATTTTTCGGAAGGGGCTAAGATGAGAACAAGCTCAAAAGTTAAATCTTTCATAGAGGGATTGACTCCTGAACAGGTTAATAAAATTGGAGCTGATAGACACGCAGCATTATACCTAACCGAAGCCGAGAAAGAAGCGGGATCGATGATGAGAGATCTTGCTTTGGCTAGGCAAAATCCTAGTACTTACGGGGCGAAAGCCTTGAAGGTGTATGATCAATTCTTGGGATTAAGCAAATCTATGTGGCTGGCTGGCGGTGTAAGTTGGGTGATTAACACATTGCCAGAGACAATACTAAAATCGTATGGGATGGCTGGGCCTAAGGCTGCTATAAAAACTATGGGCAATGGTCTTGGCGCAAGCATTTATTCAATAGGAAATATAAATCAACTCAAGAAGGCAAACTCCCTAGTGGACGACGGCTTCTTTAGGAAAATGGCAAGACTAGCCTCTAACGAAGGCTCTGCTGTAAAGATAGATGCTGGAGATCCTTGGCTGAATGTCGGTCAAGACCTAGGCGTAGTTGGTTCTAATTTTGTACAAGAGGCAAAGAAAGGTCTTGACGACGTGAGCAACCTAGCTCGAGGCGCTAATAGCGATGAAGTCGTTGAACTCGTAGGGAAGCTTTCAGGTAAGTCTGGCTTTGGTGACGCGAGAGACGCACTTGCTAAGGGGTTTACCGATATAAAAGGAGATGGGCTTGGTGAAAAGATCATGGCTGGGGCGGTCTCCGCTGGAGATGCTGCTGAAGCTATTACGAATACTTTGTGGAGATCACCTTTTGCAAGAATTGCTACCACCTTCGAGGATACAGCGAGGCTTGAAACATTCAAGGCCATATATAAGAACGAACTTAAGTTCGCAGACCTCACTACGAGTCAGAGAAAATTCCTTAACACGAAATCACCTGAAGATATTATCGGATCGACACAAAAACAATTAGGACTAGAGAAGATGCCAGCCAACGAGTTTAACGAGGCGCGTAGAACAGCCCTTAGACTAATGAAGAATTCGGCAGCTCAAACCAAAGACGCTTTCTATGACTATGGAAACGTAAATGCTCTAGAGAAATATGTTATGAAGCGCCTCGTACCATTCTATAGCTTTCTAAGCAAAGACGTAGAATTCTGGTCACGAGCCGTATTCGACCCTACCAAGACAAGACTTGTGGGAGGAGTTGAAGCAGTGCAACAAGGAATAGGCAGAGCCCCCACCGATGAGGAAAGGTCTCAAATGCCTAGGTTTTTATTGCAGCAAGGGCCAAGAGTACGAGGGGATTCTTTCATGTCTGCACCGTCTCTTCCTATGACAGCCGCAGCGAAGTTTATTGATGAAATTAATCCATTCTCAGAAGCTGAGACTAACATAACAGGGAATCTCGCACCTGCCATTAGAGTGCCTACTGAGCTTCTTAGAAACGAAAATTCATTTGGTTCGCAGATTAGACCTACAGAGCGCAGGCCAGTCGTCAGAATGCAGGACAACGCGTTAACCGGACTGATTAAAAAGTTCTCCCCAGCAACACTAGAAGCTATGGGTATTACTGTAGATCCTCGAGACGGGAGACTTTATACCTCATCTGACTCAGCGGCCGTTCTTGGGAAGGTGTTCACTGATTCGCCTTTAAACGTACCGATAGTCAATCAACTAATCACAAGGCCAGCGATTGATAGAGATTTTAGAGATGCTGAGAATCCTATCCTTAGGCAATTTACTCCAGTTAAAACAAACTTCTCTACGCAGCAGCAAAGAATGCGACTATTTAGGCAACGAATGAGAAATCAGAACACGCTAGAATCCGGCAACATACTGCCAAGGAGAAGATGATGGAAGATAAACACGGGAAAGGCTGCGAATGCCAAGAGTGTATGGAAGCTGCTAAAGAAATGGGATCAGACATCTACCCTAAGAACGGTGGGACTATCCATCAAGACGACATGCCAAGAGTTAAAGTCAAGAGAGAGGATGGATTGCCTACAGTAGACGACTTAAGTGAACTTATGGGCAAAGGCAAAGAGGATGAAGGGGAAGATGAGTCTTCTGAAATCAGTCAGGTAGGCAAGATGATTGAGATAATCCTTAAGATTAAATAGCCCTAGCGATTTTTAACCACGCTATCCATCCATGGTGGGGCTTTCATCCATGCTAAATTCTATCGCCTCAGGTAACGTGCATCAAGCAATGTAAGACTATGGCGGCTAAAGTCAAACATTCCCTCGGTAACGTCGGTAAGGACAAGTGATCCTCGCCAATGGTGGTTGGTGTGATGTTTATACGCCTCGTTGTGATAATAACAAGAGCCCGCTATGATAGCCTGTATGCGCTTATCTTTCCCCACAAGACCCTCAGCGTAGTCAAATCCTTGCATGTGTCCAGCGATACAGCTTCTATGCTTCTTAAGTAGTAATTGTCTAGCTGCGCCTATAGGTCTGGCGCTGTTGTCGTTCTGGAAATAGTGGCAAAAATCTATACCCTCGACGGTCTTTATTTCTAGAAATTCAATACGCTCATCCCATCCTGTGTAGTCGGGAGGATTTTGATTCATTAAGTCGAGAAGATCAGCGGAGCCATACTCCTTGGCCCTATCAATCCTATACTCATGATTACCGCGAAGGATGATTTTCCTACAAACATTAGCATGCTCAGGCCATGCTCGGTCAAGTATAGCAAAGAACTGTTCCATAGCTTGATTGCCTGCGATAATATCTTTTAGATATGTCTTGGCTGCATGAGATTTCTTTCCCTTGTCGTACTGACTAAGTGAAGGCATGTCCCAATGGTCGCCTAGGTGTATAATGTACGATGGTTTAATAGCCGCTATGTGGTAAGCGACTGGCTCGAGCGGATTAAAGACACCAGTTTTAGCCTGAGTGTCTGGTATGACATATATGGTTTTGCCCATTAATTATCCTTTGAGGACATTGTATAGGGAAACCTATGCTGGTGCAAACCTGCTAGTTAATTACTCGGCACCTGAAGCCCATGTTACGAAGCTTGACACGCTGTTCCTTGTCATTTAGATCGTAGAAGTCTGTACGCCATTGCTTGCATTCCTTGCCCAAGAACTTCTCCTTAACGCAGTAGTCATAATACAAGGCCGGTTTTGTTGGGTGAATTCTAAGAGTTCGATTTCTTAAAATCGGAATTAATCGCTTTGCTGAGAGTGAGCAACCTAAAGTCAAGATTGTCAATAACAGCATGATCAGGGCGGTACTTGTTCTCTTCCTCATACTTATCCTTCTCAAGCCTGATAACCTCGTCCATATATTTACGGCTCTCTTTTGTATTCCACAAGGTGAGGGCCATTCTCAATGTAATTACTAACTCTTTGAACATGACCCCTCTTGTGGTTAAATTATCGTTTTGACTTAACTGCGAGCGCAACCTTCTTAACTAGAGAGTATCCAGCAAGACCAAGTTGAATAAGCTCTTCTTGATCGAGGTCTTTAAGTTCAGCCAATGCCTTGTCAGAATCTTCAAATGCTTCCACTAATACGTTAAGACTTTTAAATTTCTCAACGACTATCATAAGATCTGAACCATTAACAGCTCCATCAGCAAGAACTGCCACTGCTGTGTCGGCTAGAAGGTCAAGACCCTTGATGATCTCAAGTGACTCCTTGATTGTTACTTTCTCTGGTGTTACTTCACTTACTTCAACTTCTGGCTCTTCGTTCATAATTCCTCCAATAGGGATTCAAGGTTAAAAATGTCTTCTGCTGCCAAGTGGTTAGACAGGGCATCGTTAAGACTTATCTTATTAAAATTGTACTCTGTTCCTTCTTCCAATACACTTCGCATCGCTTCATGATCTCCCCTAAACTCCTGCATATCTTTAACAACCTGAATCATTTGTCTCTTGAGCTTAACGAGCTTCATCTTAAGCGAGGGTGTAAACTCACGATACTCCATTAATTTTGCAAAAGATGCAACGAACTTCTGATTATAAAGCAATCCGTTTGGTATAATAATCATTTTCCTATCCTTTTTTTATACGCGTTATAAGCCTTGTATGCTTCTGATCCTGAGAATTTATACGCCAGCTGCCTCCAGTACATTGGCGGAACCTCAGAGAACAGTTTGCCTGTGTGCTTTCCGGCAGGCACCTTCTCCCATTCCTGTACCAATCCCTTAGCCTTTCTATGTCCAGTGATAATTGCACTGGCTTCGGGTTTAGTTAGCTTATCGTTCCACAGGCCTATGTCTTCAAGCCATTTTCTCTGAGCAGAGGTAGCTTTAATTTTGGCTCCCTTCTTCGTTGTAGTGGGTGGGCTGTTAACAAAAACGTCCAACATATCCTCAGGGAATTGCTGATAGATAATCATGTCGTGAACATTTTGCATACCTTTATTCTTGACAGCGTTAGCCATGTTAATGACATCAATCGTCCACCTGTATCTCTCCTCGCTAAGCTTCTCCTTCGCGTATTCGATGATCTCAAGAAAACTGTCGTAGTCTTCGATGCTCTTCCTGCCTCCATGCAGCATCTTCTTATTCATTCTTTCCCAGAATCCGTCTTCAATATTTGGTGTAGTAGATCCGGCATAGATGTCACAATGATCCTTGTCCTTGAATGGACGCAAGCCTCTTCCTACTCTCTGCAGGTAGGTCGTAACAGATCCAATCTTGAATGGCATAAAGATAGCGCACAAGTTTGGTGAGTCGAATCCTGCAGTGAGGACATCAACTGTAGTCAAAACGTCTGGCCCTCCTCCCATTTTAAATGCTGTGAGAACATCATCGCGTCCTTCGCCAATGAGTTTAGATGTGACAGCGCTGCATGATATGCCAGCCTTGTCGAACACATTACGGCAGAGATTGGCCTCTTCAATTGTGCGCAAAAAAATCACGGCCTTCTGTCCAAGATGCCTGTCTTTGTAGATGTTAATCATCTTGTTGTACATGTCTGCCTCATCTGTCGTGTCGAAAGGGACAAGGTTTAAGCGAGGTTCAACTAAGTAGCCTTTGTCTATTAGTTCGCGCATCGATACTGTGTAGCTCACCTTCTCGAACATGTCCGTCATTAGCTTGTTCTGTCTGAATGGTGTTGCAGTAAAACCTAAGATTATTGCCTTTGGGAACATCTCGATGATGGCCGTGTATGATGCTGACTGTGCATAATGACATTCGTCGATAATAATCATGCCAATGTCTAGCTTGTCTGCACCTGAACTGAACGAGCCTTCTGATCTTGCCCATCGCTCAATCTTTCCCCTCTCTCTTGATGACTGCATGGTGGTGACAATAACTCGATCGCCCTTGTTCGGTAGCCTCTGCCCTTGAAGAATGCCTGTCTTAATGCCCCATTCTGTATCGAACCTCTGTCCCGTCTGACTAACAAGTAGCCCGAGGTGGGAGACAATAAGTACTTTTTTGTTAGGGAAAGACTTGGTGTAGTTTTTACAAATGCTCCCGAAGATTGTAGTTTTTCCGCTTCCTGTCGGGAGTACGCATGCAAGTCTAGTGTGTCCATATGCAATATCCCTAACGACTGCGTCTTCGCAATCCTTCTGATAGTATCTAAGATCTGGTCTCATCATCACCTCCCTTGATTAGTTTTTCTAAATCTTGAAGGCTTCTGGCTACACCAGCTATGCCCCCTTCTTTTATGACTCTGTCGATAAATATTTGCTGCGCCCGACTCACTACGCCTTTACTAGTCTTGACTTCGACAGCGAGGAGCCTTCCTTTATATATACCTAAGATATCGCTCACTCCATTATGCACATACTTATTTTTATTTGTTCTGAATGTCTTCTTGATTGGATCATAGACCCCCATGCTGTTATTCTTCCAAGCAAAGCAGCCTCTCTGATAGTTAAGCCATTCCAACAACAGGTTTTCTATTACCTTCTCGTTCATTCCTCACCTCCTTTATCATTTCGTTCTTCTAACCCAAACCTAGACCAAGACCCAGACCAAGACCAAGTCCCATACCCAGACTTATACCCAGACCAAGACCTAGACCAAGCCCCAAACCTAGACCAAGACCCAGACCAAGCCCAAGACCCAGAATAAGAATAAGAATAATGGCCAGACCCAGATCTAGATTTAGACCAAGTCCCATACCCAGACTTATACCCAGACCAAGACCTAGACCACTTCTGTCTTTTCCCTCTAATCATTTCAACTCGCCAAAACTCTCAATGCAGTTCATAGAGATAAAGAACTCTTCAACGCAAAGACTTTGCTCGTCCTTGTAGCTCTTATCTGAAAATTTACCTGTTTCGTAAACTATTGCAGGATTTTTTAGACATACGCTTGTGTCGTTTACTCCAATTAACTCACCGACATAGATATAATTAAGACATAAAAACGTAACCCGTTTTCCCATCAATGACTCTAGTGCGCTTTCGTTTGTTTCAATCACCTGTACTACCTTTTTCATATTTTCCCTCTTATGTGTGCCGCCATTATTGGTGGGTTTTTTTCGTTCATTAGTTAGTCCTCCGTTTCCTCTAGTTCTTCCTTGACCATCTGGCAAAACTTTCCCATCTCTTCTTTTGTGAACGATTGGAATGCCTTGTCTGGCCAGTGTGCTATTACGTTACCTCTACCGAATCCTTGATCGAAGACCTTGTTCATCATGTTGATTGCTTCCGCCATGCTTGCCACTCCTTACCCCCTTGCATTCTTCTAGTCGTTTAAATAGATCGACTTGTGCTCCTCTCCTTTGCCCATACAGGACGCAGTCAGATAACCACGCCTTGTATTGTTGACTGACCTGCATGCCAGATATCAATCGAGCTATTATCATTATGCTAACCAAAGAAGCCTACCTCTTTAAGCATGGCCATGCCGCCAACCTGCTTGCTGACTGCATTCCTGTCGTATCTTCCGTCGCTGACATACTTGCCTTGCTCTTGTACTGAAGTATAAGACCAGAGATAAGGTGATGCTCTCTTCATTCTCCAGTAGCCCATGCCATTCCATCTCTCTAGGAACAAGGCAGTAGCTTCAACTGACCATTCGATGGGCATTGGATTGTGCTTAAGCTCATGCCTAAATCCTGCCACACAAGACTCCTCCCAATTAGCCCATGGCCCTAGTCCTCTTGGCACCAAATTCGTTACCTTCCACCACTTCTGGCCATTAAGGATTTGCTTGTCGAAATTAAAGCTTGACTCTAGACCATGAAGAACTCCGATAATCTCCCAAGGAATCCCCGTTAGAGTTGAAGCACCTTCGTACTTGGGGCGACCATTCCTTAATCTGTTGACATACCAAGCTATGTGTCCTCTAGTCTGTCCTTTCAATAGGTTCACGCCCACGCTCATTTGTGCAAACTTTCTAATAGCATAAGACTTGTAGCCATCTGGGAACACTTGCCTTGATCTGACGAGAGGATCTTTCTGAGCTTCCATCTCTTGCTCGATTTGGCCATCGTCTGCTACTTCGTTTCTTGTCTGCGCCTTCTTTCTTTCCCAACACCAAAACATCTTAACCTCCTAATAGGTCTGCTAAATTAAAATTACCAATGTTATATCTGCAGTACTTAATGCAGTTTGACTGTAACATCTCGTTATGCTTGCAACCCATGGCTGCATTGCCTGTTGTGTATACTGATCTAATTATCTTTGTGTAATCGTTCTCGTCAACATTTTTCCAAAATGGGTGAACACTAAAGTACGATGCCGCTTCATCCCTATCTAGACCTGACTTGTAACAATGCCGGATGAACATGTAAGCAAGCTCGTGTCTACCTCCTTCTGGTGGTGCATCTGCACGCCATAGCTTGGCTAGGCATGGCATCATGTCGCGCCAGAAGTGAGTGTTCTCGTTCGGATTCGACGGCTTAAAAACTGGAAGCTTATCTTCATACTGACTGACTGGAAATTCCCCCAAGGCACTCATCCACTTCGCTTTCCATTCGCTGTTTAAACGCCCCCTCTCTGCCGCCTCGATGATCTGATCGAGAGGCTCGGTAAGACTAACGGCTATCTTGTATCTCTCGCCTTTAATGTTCCAGCTATTATTAACTCTCCACATAGATCTCGTTCTATATACCTTCGGATCAACCGTGACCTGAGGACATATGTCTTCTGCTATAAGTTTGACTATCTCGTGACATCTCTTATGCCTAACATACAATGGCACCATGATATGAAAGCCTTTACTTCCACTGAAGAAAGCGAAAGCCTTAACTCCAAGCTCACACTCCAGTGCGTTAGACAATCCGATAGCATCATTGTATGCATCGTAAAGAGAGGGAGAGTCGATGTCGAAGTACAATGGGCATCCGATAATATTTCCCTCGGCATCGTAGTCCTGAACAGTAGTGAAAAGATCCTTCTTCGTTTTACTGATAGAACCGACAAGCCTTGAGACGGTCGCCATAGGCAATAGCTTACCGCCTGAAAAATACTTTCCTTCGCTCCATGTAACGTACTTATACATCTACCCCCCTTCTAATTAAAACGGAATGTCGGAAGAATCAAGGTCTGGAGCTGATCCGCCAGATCCCTCGATTGCAGTCCAGTTCTTGTAGTTCGTGTAAACCTTGCCGCTTGCTGCGGTGTAGTTATCAGTCTGCCCACCTAAAGACTTGCCAATAAGGAATGTCTTAAGCTCGCCTGACTGCCCCAGTAAAACCATTGCATCCTGATCGACGAAGGCCTGAACCATGTCGTAGAATTGTCTTGCTGCTGCTGGGTTCCATGTTCTAATAAAGTGCTTAACCTTTTTACCTTTATGCTTGGTGTTAAGAACCTCGCATTCGATAATAAGAAGTAGGCCATCGTCCTGCTCTTTCTCTTCGATGTCGGTTACTATCATATGAACTTCCGTTCCGCTCTCCCATCTGGGTATGCCCCCTGAAAGTGCGTCTTCGATCTGATCTTTAGTCGGCTTGAAAATATCCATTATTGTACCCCTTCCTCTGTTGAACCTTTATAAATGTAATTGGCTTCTCTGCTATCTCTATAGGCATTCATATCCCTCACCATGAATGCAGCCATGCTCTTGGCTGTGTCCAAGTCAGCTTGAAACATGGTCTCCTCATTGTATGCTCCTATCTGCGAGACCCTTCCGTTAACGATAGACGTTAGGAATTGAGACATAGCTTGGATAAACATTTCTGAATCCATGTCATACATACGCTTGTCTGTTCTGATCTCTTCAACTCGAGCGGCTTCGTCCATAAGTTCTTGCCTCTCATCTGTTGACATGTTTTTCTTGATCCTCTCAATACTCTTCTGCATCTGTTTGTGATCTCTACTTGGTTTCATTCTTGTTCTCCTTGATGTTAAGAATGTCTGCTATGATTCCATAATCATTGCGTTCAAATTTTTTTAATGGCTTGATTGCATCCAGTCTCGAGCGTGCCGGTATTCTGCTGTCGCCCTTTGTTTGCACCCAGTAAGCTTGCTCGTTACTCTTGTTGATACCGCAGTCATGATAAAGAACAACATCAAAGTAGCCAGCTAGGTCAAACTTAAATGCTCCCATGATGTTTGGGAAAATCTTAACTCCCCCTGTCAGTTCGTCCTTACTTTCCATGGCCATCGCACTAACGTGAACATGAGTAGGGCATTCCTTTGTAAGCCAGTTAACTGTCTTGCGTAACGTGGCTAGTATCTCACCCCATTGCTGCTGTGATAGCTTCATGTCCTTGCTGATAGACTCGGCCAAGTATTGCTGCAGTCGTGTGACAGAGTCAACAACTAGATGAGTGTAGCCTTCCTTCTCTGCATTCTTCATGAACCACACGCAAGCTTCCTGGAATTCCTTAAAGGTGTTGACTTCAACATAATCAAAAACCTTGGTCGCTGCCGTCATCAATCCCTTCTCACTATCAATAATAAAAGGCTTGCCGTAGTCTGCTATAGTACCAGCGAACCACGTCTTGCCTTTGCCACTGTCGCCTATGGATAGCGTATTAACTTTCGCGCCTTCGATTAACTCTGTACTTTTCCTGATCTCCATGTGTTCCCCCTATTGAAACGAATCACCGTAGTAAAGTTTTGCTAGCATCGCAACCACCTTAGAGTCGTGAAGATTATAATCCTTAAGCTTATCCCAAGCAGCCGCTTCCTTCTTTGTGTCAGAGTTCACTGCTGCCATGCATATCTCGTTCCATAAGACAGCCACTCCTGCTCCAGTCATTGGCTTAGCTTTGTAGTCTATGCCAAATGCGTAGTCGTCAAGCCTTCCCCTCTGACTAGACTGTGATGAGAATGCAAAGAATTTATCTACATCAAGCAACCTGCTACTCTGTTTAAACACACTCGGAACATTCATGGCGTTGGCCATAAACCTACCTATCACAAAACCGTTGTCGAATAGGTCGCTTGTCTTGCCTATTAGTTTGCAATCCTTAGCTACCTTATCTTGAATCTTAGCGAGGATCTCCGTCTCATCATGCGAGGCAAAGACTTCATCCTCTTCGTTGCCAAAAACATCAACGAAAGATACCGATATTATACGGCCAGTGAACCACGACAAAGCGTGCTTGTCTCTTGCGTCTGCCCTCTTCTCTTTTAGTTTAGCTTCAATCTTAACTGCGTCCTTTACGTTGCCTAATTTATAAGGCTTAGTATCCGTGTATCCGTTAGCTCTCTTGCCAATGGTCGCGGTCTCAATATCGTATGCGTATAACTTACTTGCGCTCATCTTCTAGCTCCTTTATTTTTTTGACTAAACTGTCTGCTTGCATAATATAATGGCAAAGTCTGCATTCGGATCTGTAACCATCCTTGCTTCTCTTGTCCTTATTAAAACTACTAAGCTTCATCTTACTTGCGCACTTAGTGCATTGCTTTTCTTTCATACCTCCTACCCCGATGAATCCATTTTATTAATCACTATTGATTTATACTTATTATCGTCTGCTTTTGTGTAATCAAAACTTGATGAGATAATAGGCGCTCGCATTGCCGCGTAGTACTCATAGTTAATCTTTGAAGAAAGCACTGCCACCTTCATGGCCGTCTCGTTGGTGGTGTAGGTCTCGCTCTCGCATGCCTTATCTACCACTGACAAGCAATTTACTAGTGCTTGCTCGTATCTCTTACACTTCTCTACTATATTGCAAAGAGTTGCTCTACTAATCTCGACCGTGTCATGATATGAATTCACGGGGTGAGCATTAATTACTGAAAGGTCTTCTACTTTAATCATTTATTCCTCTTTTGTTTTTAAAAGTTATACGTTCATATCTCATAGGTAAATCCGCTGCGCGTTCAATGTGTCGCCATATAGATAGCAAAACCTTTTGTCCTCTCATAGATTTTCTCGATCATCTCAGGAAACAATTGGTCGGGGTAGACTAGCCGTTGATGCGATCCGCACCGCTGAAGTCCTGCCCTCTTTGGTCTTATGTCCCTTCGCACAGCAAAGAATACCTTGCCACCCTTTCTGAGATGGGAGTACGCGTCGAGAATCATGGCTTGCATCTGCCTATCGTCCGCACTCACATTCAGAACATAAGTACATAGCACCACGTCGAATGCGTTAAGACTTGGCCTGCGTTTAAACGCCTCTTGATATGGATCGTAAGCCTTGATTTTGAAGCCATCTCTTTTGAGTATAAACGCTTCATCACCTTTACCGCACCCAAAGTCTAGTATCTTTTGAGATCTGTCTAGATAACCGTCGCAAGCTAACCACCTTGTAGGAGCCGACACTCGACTCCTCCCGATGCATGTCCTACCTGCCGCGTCATTGTCAAACATATACATTGGCGCTGGAGTTGTTGCATTTCCTATCTTTCCCATTATTCCCCCCACGCTTTTGACTTCGCGCCATGGTAGACAAGTCCCACCCTCTTATTAGGTGTTAATGCTTTCGAGTCGTCGCTACTTGCATCGACGTATCCAGCAAGCTTAAGGTCATCGATGTGTTTAAACACTTGGCTATGGCGGTCAGTGCTAGGATCAATCATGGCATCCTGCTTGCCACCATAGCTATAGATGATTGTCATGTTATGCGGCAAGTCAAAGAGTTCCTCCTTAAATAACTGCACCATTTTCGTATAAGCATAGAATTCTATATCGGGACATGCTTCTGCTATAGATATCCACTTGCTTGCGTACTCCCTAGTGTAGAAGTCACCAGCATCATGAATGCGGACTATGTTTACACGCTTCGCTCTGACTTCCTGAACAATATTACCTATGAACTCTGGACTGAACGTCGCGTCATGATTGGACTTATGCTTTGCGTAAACATTACTCCATCGGTATGCGCCTTGCATTGCATAGCACCCTCTTGCGCAAGCGCCCAGGTTTGGGCATGTATCTATGGCGGGTAGCGTGAAGTTAAAGACACGCATTCCGCTTTTTTTCATCTTGCTGTTCTGCGTTAATAGTTTCATATTATCCTTCCTTTTCTGTGTGCTCAAATAGATCAAAATTAGATTCAACCCATTGCGTTAGTACTCCCTTTTGAAAGTCTAGTTCGTCGTCAATATTTAATTCGTCGTGTTGTTCCTGCGCAGCTTGCCAAAACTTGATGCTATGACTTGGCATATCGAGAAGGATATCGCTGTTCTCGTACAGCACATCATCTGCCGATTCGTCACTGTTTTTAACTCGCCCTATGTCGCCGATGAATAAGCCGACTACGCAGCGCTGATCACTGTTATTAAGATAGGCGCAAGAACTACTACATCCATCCTTAAGCGCCTTGCCTTTAAAATCATCGTTAATCTTGTCTATAATCTGCTGCTTTGCGCTCATTGCGTTGCTCCTTATAGCATTAATTTGCTATCGTTAAAATTCCGTGATAAGAATTAATAGTTCGGTTAGCTAGCGCCTTCCTTGGCGGATCACAAAACCTTTTAATACATTGCCATCATGCAGTCGCCGCATGACGGACACAAGGGCAGTCCAGCCTCATGGTTAATTATTTTACGGCTTGCTCTTATCGGCCCGTAACCGCAAGCGCACTCTATCTTTACCATCCTAGCCGTCTGCTTCTTTTTACTGCTAAGGTTTCCCATTTTGCCGTGAGGATATGCACCTAGGCGCTTCTCTAGTATTGGTTTTGCTTCATCCCATGCTGCATCTGTTATTGTCGTCGCGGTCATCTTGCCTTCCAGCCCCACGGCTAGAGCGCATCGCTTAAATATCTTGTCGTGTCCGTGCTCATTGCCTACTACTGCGTGAACCATCTCGTGGACTAGCGTGGCGTAGACGCTTCTGGCATCGTCGATTAAGGGCGTGATGAATATTTCGATGTTACCGTCGCTCGATGCTACGCTTGACCAGCATTGCCCTATTGTAGTTCGCTTTGCGCTCATTGCATTGCGACTAGGAAGTGACATCGAGTAACGCACGTTGTTGGGCACAGTGTATCCGGCACGTTTAAACAACATATCGCTTGCTATCATAGCCGCGCGCGTTAGCCAGTCTTCTCTATTAATTGTCATACTCATCTAATGTCCTTTGTATCTGATACGTTAGTCTTTATATAATCCATTTTCCAGCTCAAACCTCGTAGCGTGGGCTGAAGCCCGTCTCCCATCGTCGTCAATCACTGTGACATAGCGCGGGAAAGTGAAGTTTCTAGTCATCAATAGCCCAATGAGTTCTACAACATCATAGGTTGCGCCTACAGTCAGGTTGTAGCCGTATGAGCCACGACATATCACTTTTAATTTCTTTTTCATAATGATACATCCACTCTGTTATAACTTTCCTCGAGAGCATCATGTGCTAGCTGCAATGCTACTGCATTAT